GAGTATCTACTCACCCACAAGACCGAATCCAATGGGGCCCGGATTTTCACTACGACTGAATCTATCGAGGGTAATGCGGATTTAATTATCACCACCACACAATCAGCCCGAGGTGGTAGCGAGAAAGAGAGCATCGATTCAGTGCGCCGAAATGCTCCACTGTCTTTCGCTTCTCAGAATCGTGTTGTGGTGCCTCAAGATTTCGAATCGGTCGTTAGAACCAACTTCCCGAATCTTGATTCGATCACTGTTTGGGGAGGAGAAGACAATGACCCACCGATGTATGGTAAAGCATTCTTGTCTATCAAGCCAAGGAATGCAGATATATTGTCGGACTCAGAAAAAAGGTTTATAATTGAAGAGGTCATCAAACCCAAAAGCGTTTTGACTATCGAACCTGAATTGGTTGATCCGGAGTTCTTGTTTATCACTTTACAGGTATTTTTCAAGTACGATCCTTCACTGACGAATTTGACGCTGACTGAATTAGAGAATAAAGTGGTCGAGAACATCAAAGATTTCAATGATAGAGAATTGGTAGAATTCGGACGTGTATTTCGATATTCCCAAGTCTTGTCGTTGATCGATAATTCAGACCCCTCGATACTTAACTCATTTGCTCGAGTGTATGTTCAGAGGAGGTTTGTACCCCGGCTCAATGTGGCGCAAACATACACACTTGAGTTCTCGGTGGAACTGTTTGAGTCTTTCGGCACACGACCGGTCATCTTTAATTCATCGACGTTTACAATCAACGGACAAGACGGTTGCCGGTTTACTGATATCTCTAACGGAGATGGGACGAGACGTGTTCAAATCGTTCGTGGTGATCCAAGAAATCCAACGATTGTTGTGGCAAATGCCGGATCAATTATAGGATCAAAGATCACTCTTCTGGACTTCCAACCACAGAAGTACGAAGGATCGTCAGTTGTTATTGAGGCAATACCCAATTCATATAATGTGTTTGGCAAACGTAACACAATCCTCTCGATCGATTGCAATTGCCCAAGATTCGAGATTGAGGGGTCGGTCGACACGTTTGCAACTGGAACGGAATATTCAGGACTTGAATATAAAGTAGCACCAAAGAACGCGGATATTAACGGGACGTCAAGTAATACGATCTCATCGTCATCATCGACAATGACATCTCCTACATCGACAACGACATCATCGACATCATCAACGTCGTCATCGACAACGACAACAACTGGTAGCACCGGCGGCGGTAGTACTAGTTACTAACATGTACATATATGAGTAATAAGAACTCAAAGATATCACCTCATGTATCGACGCTGATCGATTCGTTTGTTCCTGATCATATTCAGGCGAATCATCCTCAGCTGATCAACTTCGTCAGTGCGTATCTAACTTACCTCGAGGAATCCAACCTCTCGGGGTTTTACCAGAACACTTTGCCTGAGCAAAGAGATATTCGACAGCAAGATGAGCAATTTCTCAGGCGTATAGAACAAGAAATCGGTCTCTTTGTCCCTCGGGATTATCAAGCTGATCCGAAAATATTTTACGATCGCATCTCGGATCTTTGGAGAGCAAAAGGGTCAGAAGAGGCGATTAAGACCTTCTTTCGCATCTTCCTCGATGATCCGGTACAGATTCGCCTACCATGGGATCAAGTACTCATCCCATCGGATGGCCGATGGGTACAAGAGGACAAGATTCGTGTCTCATCAATCTCTGGCGATCCAAATGACTTTGCCGGCCGTGAGATCTTCCAAGTCCAAAGTTTTTCTAGCGCCATCGTCTCACGAGTCGAACGCCGAGTATACTCTGATGGCATCATATGGGAGTTGACCCTCACCAAAGGATCGATCGTCGGTGAATTCTTCTCCAAGAACACTATTACCATCGAGGACGATCTAACTCTTCGTGCGGAGATCTACAAGTCAGTAGCCCAAATCCAAGTCGACTCTGGTGGTACTGATTATCAAGTTGGGGATCGAATTGCCCTCGAAGGGTATGAGGGGGTCTCTTTCGTCGGCTTTGTGAATCAGGTCGATGAAAGTACTGGCGCGGTAATATCGGTCGAGTTGTCGAATTTTGGCTCGGGCAACACGCCAAATCACATTAAAGAATCGAACACGACTGAAGAATACTACCTTGAAGATTTCTTGCTGTATGAATACGGTACGAACAATCAGGTAGGAGCATCGTCCCTCAACTTCGTGGTCGACACTCTTAATGGTTCGGGTGCCTCATTTAGTATCCAGTATGCGCCAGTAATTCGATCCGAAGGCAAATACGTAGGCGTCAAAGGGCAATTATCCGAATCAATAGTTCTACAAGATTCATTCTTCTATCAGAAATATTCGTATGAGGTCCTGACAAACTTTCCAATCAGTATTTGGAAAGGGCCAGTTAAAAAGACTGTATCGCCGGCGGGCACAATCCCCTTCGGCAACGCTCGTGTCACTGATCAGTTAGAACTTGGTATTGAACCCTCGCAGTTCAGCTTTATCACGACTCCTGCTTTGTACGAGTTGCAAGACACCCAGTCAGTTGGCGAGTCAGTAGATTCATTCTCGCAAGATTACAACGTCGTTGATGATTTTTACTTCTTGGAATCATACGTCGGAACTGAACTTGTCGATCAAGCACTTACTGTGGGGATAAATAGTGAGTCTGATTCGTTCACAACCGAGCAAATCTGATCATGAATAATAGGAAGAGATAATAATGGCTGTAACCGGTCTTGCTAGTAATTTCAGAATCCGAAATGCACGGGATTTCCTTGACTTTGTTGAGGAACCAGATTCTGGGGTCTACATTTATTTGGGGCGTACAGCCGAGTGGCCCGATGAGGAAAATCCTCCTCCTTCGGTAAATACACTTGATGAGATCCTTGCTAATTGGCGCGATATGAACGGTGTCAAAAAGATTGCACCCCTTGATATTGCCCTTGGTATTCGTGAATATCTTTGGACCAGCGGTACAGTGTATGTTCAATATGCGGATGATGTCGATCTTACCGACCAACAATTCTTCGTCCTAACTGACCAGCTCAACGTCTACAAATGCATTTCGAATAACAATGGTGGGCCGTCGACAGTAAGACCAACCCACACCACATCGGACATCCCTTTGCAATCTGATGGATATAAGTGGCGCTACATGTTCTCGACCACATCGTCAGTGCTCAGGAAGTTCATTGTTCCGGGCTTTTTTGGTTTTGATCCAAATACCACTACGTTCCCCCCAACGCAAGCAGGGACGATTGACAACGTTCGAGTTGATGCTCAGGGTTCGGGATATCCCGTCAATGCATCGGTTAACGATGACACAGAAATTCCAGTGTTTATCGAAGGGGATGGCGACCAGAATTCATCAGCTACTGCGACGATCAACACAATTCAGGGTGAAATCATCTCGATCTCATCGATCACATCCGCAGGATCAAATTACCCGTACGCACCCGAGAGCAACATTCCGGTAGCCCTACGGCAGTTCAATAACGGTCTGATTCAGACAGCCTATGGCATCGCAACTACTAATCCGTCAGGGGGCATCGATTCGGTGGAGCTCGTGATTAGTGGGGACGGGTACACTGATGGTGAGGTTAGCATTGTCCAATCTTCATGCCGTGCATACGCTGAGACCGACAACAATGGAAGGATCATAAATTCGGACGTTCCGGTTGGAAGATCGGGTGTCAATTTCACCCGGGCCAAGGCAGTCATCGTCGATGTGGACGGTGCTGGCGCATCACTCAAACCGATCATCTCTCCACTGGGCGGACACGGATCGGATGCGGCACAGGAACTTCTGGCGAACTTCGTACTGATCAATCTACGACTCTCTGGTCAAGAGGACTTTCTGGGTCGTAATGAATTCAGACGCGTCGGGATTCTCGAAGGACCCGCGCAGTTCGGCACCGAGAGCGATGGTGAATACACCAGTTTCGATGGAGACGTTGGGGACACGAAATATCGACTGGTGCTGGACTCCGGCGACAACACAACCTTTACACAGGGTGAACAGATCATCGGCGAGACATCCGGTGCGGTCGGATATGAGATGAATTTGTACGAGACCGACAAACTTCGTGTTCGCCTTGATAACGAGTACACAGGGGACACCGAGTTCGCGGTCGGTGAGACAATCACCGGTCTGACATCGGGTTCGACCGACGTCATAGATAGTATCACTGATCCTGACATAGAACCCTATGAAGGCAGAATTCTGTATATAAATAACCGAGAAGTTATTGAAACTGTAAGCGCGCAGCAGATCGAAACGATCACGCTCGTTCTTGAGTATTAAGGAAACGCATACACATGGCCAATATCAATCTGAATCGTGAACCCTATTTTGATGACTA